TGCGCTGTGGACACATTGATAAGGGGGTTATTTTGGAAACTCAAAAAAGTGGTTCTGAGGGAATGGTCACGGTGACGTGTGTTCAGTCGGTCAACGTGATCGTGGAGGGCGGCGGCATGAGCCTGATCGAAGGCGAAACCTACGAGATGACGCCCGAAAAGGCAAAAGAGTTGGAGGCGTTGGGCTACGTCAAGGCAGGGGCCGGGAACCCTTTGGGTGCCAAAGGCGGCGCAGATCTGCGCGGTGAGCAGGCTCCCGGCGGGTTCCAGACGCCCAGCGGCCCAGAGGGTTCCGCGCCCGGCATGGGCGAGCTACCTACCGCGCCCAAAGTGCCGCGTAAGTAATGGCATTCCTGCAAGTCTTGACCCGTTGCTACCGGCGCCCGCGCCTGCTGTGGAGCAACATCCGCAGCCTGGAGGCGCAGACCGACCCGGATTGGCAGCAGACGTTCCTCGTCGATGGCGAGGGCCGTGGCGTGGGCGCGGCACAGGCCGCACTTGCCAACTTTGCGCCCTATGTCAGCGGCGAATATGTCCTAATTTTGGATGATGACGACAAGCTCATCCGCCCGCGTCTGGTGCAGGAAGTCAAGGCCATCGTATCGGAACACAAGCCGAACGTGATCATGGTCAGGATGGACCACCGCAACGGGCGCGTGCTGCCGGATGACGACCATTGGCAGCATGAGCCGCAGATCAGCTACATCGGCTGTAGCGCCTACATCGTCAAGCGCCAGTTGTGGCAACGCTTCGCACCCGTCTTTGGCGGCGCTCAGTATACGAGCGATTTTGATTTCATTAACGCCATCTTCAACGCCGACCCGGACATCTATTGGTTTGACGTGATCGCTTCGCAAGTGCAAAGGGTTTCGATGGGCTTACCAGAATGAGCTACGCCACGCTTGTCCAACTCAAGCAATACGCCAACATCACGACGACGACCGATGATGCGCTCTTGACGCAGATGTTAGCGGCTGCCCAAGCCGAGATTGATGCCTATTGCCATCAGCCCTTCGAGGCGCTTGCCGACAGTACGCGTTATTTTGACCCGCTGGTGGATACGCAGGGCGAAAACTACAGTTACGGCTTTGGTTATGGCTATAGTCCGTATGCCTATGGCGGCGGACGGCGGCTCTATCTGGACTTCCCGCTGTGCGCCATTACCTCCGTGACCAATGGCGATGGCAGCGTGATTGCGCCGACGGACTACGTGACCGAGCCGCACAACATGACGCCCTGGTATGCGTTGGCGCTCAAGCAAGGCAGCAATAAGCAGTGGACATACACGGGTTCGCCGGAAAACAGCATCGCCATCGTCGGCAAATGGGCCTATAGCGTGACGGCAGATGCCAACATCCAACAGGCCACGCTACGCCTCGCCACGTGGTTCTACCGTGGCCGTGACAACGCCCTTGACCTTGACCGCGCCGTGATTGTCGGCAACGCCACGATTGCGCCCAGCCGTATCCCGATGGACGTGATGACGCTCTTGGAACCGTATAAGCGGCTGGTGATCTAATGGCTTTCACGACCTTGACCGATTTGGTGGCGCAGGCGGCGGCCTTGCCGGTGGCGGGCGTCAAGACGCGTGCATCCTACCGCCCGCGCCAGATCAACGCCGCTGATTTGCCGCTGCTCTTCACGCGGCTGCCGGGTAGCACGCGGGCCATTTCGACCCTGACCTATGGCCAGGATTTGCGCCATGCCACGCTTGAGCTTGTGATCCTGGTGCAGATGGTCAACTTGGACACGCAAGCCACCAACGACGCCTTGACGGTGCAGCTGCTGGATGCGTTGGCGGCGGCCTTAGAAGCGAACGCGGCGGCGTTGGGTATGGATAGCTACACGCTGACGCCGGATGAGGATAGCATCAGCGCCGGCGCGTCACCCGTTCAGGCGATTGTCGCCACATTGGAGGTGTCAGGATGATGGCAGTCAAAGGGACGCTAGCGCGCTTGCTGGTGGATCAGTGGGATTTTTCCTGCGAAACGTCGGGCATCGACCTAACGCTGACCATGAATGAGGAAGATGTTACCAGCCTGTGCGATACGGCGATGGTCAACGCGCCGACGCTGACGGGTATCAAGATTGCCCATAACGGCTATATCAAGACCCTGGGGGTGGCAGCGCCCGGCAGCATCGAAAACGAGCTGTACAACCGCATGGGCGTGCAGGGCGTCTATGTGGCGGCCTTGTTTGGCATCGACGTGCCGGATTGCCCGGCCTATGTGCTGGACAACACCTTTGGGGCCAACATGGAGATTTTAGCGCCGGCGAAGGGCGTCCTGACGCTGAACGGCGCTTGGGGCGAGGGCGACGGCGGCCACCGCGGTATCCGCGCCTATGACAGTGTTGCCAACGCCACCGGCGCCCAGACGGCGATTGATTTGGGCGCAGCCGGAACGGCGGGCGGCGAGTGCTATTTGTTTATGCAGGCCATCACCGGCACGGCCACCAATGCCACCATCCAAGTGCAGAGCAGCACGACATCGGGCGGCACCTATACGACGGTTGGCACCTTTACGATTAGCGCCCTCGGCTCGTATGAGGTGGATTTTGCCGGGGCGGTCAACCGCTGGGTGCGGCTGAATGTGACGAGTTTGGGCGGCAGTACCGGCCTCGATATGGTCGCCGTGGTCTGCGTGCGCGGCGTTACTGAGTAGCAAGAAAGGGAAACAAGTATGGCAATCAAAGGGGCGGGCAATGCTATAGCCAACTATAACGCCGCCGACATCAGCCAGTATGTCAACAATGTGGACTTGACCAACGCCATCGCTGAACTGGAGGCGACGGTACTCACCAGCACGGCGGAGCAGAGCGTGCCGGGCTTAGGCAGCTACACGGTCAAGCTGGAGGGCGATTGGATCAAAGCGCTCGATTTGATCTTGGGGCCGGACAGCATCAGCGGCACGATCCGCACGTTTTTCGCCACCTTTGGCAGCGGCGCCAACACCGTCACCTACACCTGGACGACCAACGCCTTTATCACCAACTATGAAATCAAGACGGCGGCCAAAGACAAGATCACCTTTTCGGCGCAGCTCCGCCTGAACAACGCGCCGACCAGGACGTAATCCCCATGCGCTATGAATGTGACGATGCCGCTTTTGCCGGCGATTTTGTTGAGTTTAGCGATAGCTGGAGCCGCGCCCAGGTGCGGGCGACATGGATAGCGCCTGACCCCAAATCAGGGCAAACACCGGAAGAGGCGGAAGAGCGCCTCTTGGCCTGTTTGCGGCCCAAGATACTCGCCATCCATTTGACCTGTGTGGATGCCCCGGCCATCGTCGCTGCTGAGGATTTGACGGTAGCGCGCACGGAGCAGATTGACACACGGCTCTACCAATGGTTCGCGAGCCTGTGGGTTGTGCATCTGAACAACCTGGCAAACCTGGGAAACGTGTTAGGGCGGACATTGTTCGTTATCTCCGCGCCGATAGCGACGATGGAAGCCGCCCTACCGAACCTGAACCACTCCTAGACGTTTGGCTACTCGAGTTGTTTCCCGGCAGGACGCTGGAAGAGCTTGACCAGATGGATTTAAACCGCCTGTACCGTGCCAAAGTGGCGGCGCGGATGCAAGCGGTTGAGATGCGGCGCAGGCGCTTTCTGGAGGGCGCGCTCAAGCCGGCAGAGATTGACGAGGATGAGTGGGCGCTGATTGTGCGGATGGACGAGTGGGCAGAGGATGAGGGCTAGGGAACCGTACCGTCGCACGAGGCGATATGGTACGAGCCGTTGGCGTGTACCTGCTTGAACGGCATCCCCTCTAATTCGATGACGCAGGAAAAGTTAGCCGAGGCGCTGGCGTTGTAGTCGCCTAAGTTTTGGACGGAGAGATAGACGAATTGGCCGCTATGCGCCCGAAAGTGACCAACTTCTGTGCTGGAACAAGTGTAGGTCGATGACTGAGAAGTGCCGTCGGGCAATTGGTAGGTGGTATCGAAATCTGTGCATCCATTCGTTTGGATTTTATAGACAATATCGTAGGTGATCGGCGCGCTTTGTGTGGGCGCAGCCACAGCGTAAACCGGCGCGGGGGCGTGCAAATCGTTGCGACCCAAGTAGGTAATGATCACCCACAGGCCGACGATGGACAATATGATAACCAGAGACATCTTCACTTTGAAATTTCCTTTTGAAACAAAAAACTCCTACCAGATGACCGTGCAGCTTGTCTAAGGCGCGTAGGGTCTCCAGTAGGAGAATAATACCTTATCAAATTGTACAAACAGGGTCAAACCCTACGCCTTAGACGAAGAGCATCATATAGCCGTTTCGCTGCAAGAAATATGTCAACTTCCTTTCAGAGATAACTATGGCTGACGCAACCAGCAAACTCAACATTCTGATCACCGCCAAGAACGAAACGTCATCCGTCATCAACCAGATAAAGACGGAGACCGGCGGCCTTACTTCCGCGCTCGGCGGCATGGCGACGGCGCTGGGCGTTGGGCTAGGCGGCCTCGGCGCGGAGCAGTTGGGTTCAATGGTAGTCGAGATGGCGCGCGCCGGCGCGGAAGCGGAACGGTTGGCGACCGGCTTTAACACGCTGGCCGATCAAGCCGGTCAATCTGGCGATGCCATGCTGGCGGCCATGCAGAAGGCGTCGCAAGGCACGATTAGCGATAGCCAGTTGATGCTGGACGCCAACAAGGCGATGCTCCTCGGCGTCACCAACAACAGCGAGCAAATGACGCAGCTGATGGAAGCGGCAGCGGCGCGCGGTCATGCGATGGGCGAATCAACGGCGGCGGCCTTTGATGACATCGTGACCGGCATTGGCCGCTTGTCGCCCAAAATCTTAGACAATCTGGGCATCGTCTTGGATACCAAACAAGTCTATGCCGACTATGCCCAGCAGCTCGGCACGACCGCGGATCAACTTTCTGAGGCCGAACAGAAGCAAGCCTTACTCAATGCTGTTGTCAAGAGTAGCGCCGATCTGGTCAAGGCCAATCAGGCAGCCGGCGGCGATGCGGCAGACAACTTCGAGCGCATGGATGCGGCGCTGACCAACGCCAAAGAGGCATTGGGCGAATTGTTTGCGCCGGCGATTGCCGTACTGGCTCAGAATTTGGCCGATGCCGTCACAAAGGTGACGGACGCGCTGACGACGACCAAGCTCGAAGGCGCTCAATCTTCGATGCACGATCTGGGCGTCGAGATTACCAACCTGGCGAAAGAATATCAGAACGCCAAGCTGGAAACCGACGTGGCGCTCTTGCATCCGGAGATGATGGATCAGGCGCGGCAGCACGTCGAGAATGTGCAAAAGCAGCTACAAGCCTTTGGCCTGGAGTACAACAAGGCGGCGGTGATTGCCCACGCGCCGCTCTTAGACCTCAGCGCGCTGCAACAGGGCATTGTTGCCTTTGGCGAAATGGCGCCGGCGATCCAAAAGGCGGGGGCGGCGGCAGAGCGCAGCGGATCGCAACTGCGGCAAATGGGATTTGACGCATTGGCGGCGGCGGACGCCTTCAATGTCGCCATGAATTTATCGCGTGATATTGCCGGCCAGATTAGCTCGGCGGCGGCGCAATCCGGCGCGCTTTTTGGGGCCAAGCTGGGCGGCGATACCGGCTTACAGCGCCAAAAGGACATCAACGCCGAATTAACGACCCAAAATCAGCAATGGCTCAATATGGGCTATACCCAAAAGCAAATCACCGATGTGCTCTTGCCCGCCTACGTCCAAAACCTTAACGAAGCCGACCAAGCCACCTTCAAAGTCGCCACCGGCACCGCCAAGATTAGCGACGCCGCCAAAGCGGCCAACCAAGCCTTTGACGACCTCAAGAGCAAGGTCGCCAGCGTGCTATCTGGCGCGCTTGACCCTGGCGTGGGCGTTGACCCGGCCAGCCTCTTGCCGCGCCCGGATGCGATCAATGAGGATGCGCGTAGGCTGGCCGATGTGGCGGTCAACGGCTGGGCCTCGCCGTGGGCGGCCTACTTCCAAAAGGAATTTCCCGACCTCTTCCGCAACATGGTCAACAGCGGCGACATCAAGACCGGGGCGGCTGAACTGTTACAGGATTTCCAAGACGGCTTAGAGCCGCAGCTACTGGACAAGGATAAGGTCAAGGAACGGGTAAGGCGCATGATCTTGGGCGACGAAAACATGGCGGCATTGGCGCAGGAGATTGCCACCGAACTATCGACCGAAATGGGCGTGCCGATGCAGCAAGCGTTGGCAGCGGCGCAGGGGACGATTGGCGGTAGCGCCGGCATGGGCCAAGACACGGCCACACAGTTTGCCGACGGCGCGGCAGCGGCGCTGGATGCGGCAGACGGCGGCGGCAATTTCGTATCCAAGTTTACCGACCAGATGCGCGCCTCCTATCCGCTCCTGGTGACGGCGGGCAAGGATGCCGGCAAGATGTGGGGCAGCGCCTTTCTGGCGGTGGTCGGCGATAACGTGCCGCCGCAATTGATCAGCATCTTGACCGACTTGGTCACCCCAGGCGTCGTCAGCCGCCTCGCCCAAAAGGCCACCCTCACAGGAGCTACGCCCTAATGGCCGTCGCCACTATACCCAAGCTGGGCGCAACCACGCTGCCGCCCCCTTCCGACCAGGATTACACGCCGGAATACCGCGGCGGTACGCTGCAAATGGCCGACGGCTCGATTGTGCATGACCTCGTAGACGCCAACGCCCGCACGCGCTTTACCTTGCGCTGGAAGCTCTTAACCAAGACGCAAAAAGACAGCCTCCTCACCGCCTACGCCACGATCAAGAACACGACGGCGACCTATATTTCGATTGAGAACACCAGCCACACGGTGACGCGCCCGGATGGCGGCGCGCCCAAAGTGACGCCGGTGGTGACGGGCGGCGGCGACATCAAATTCAATGTTGAGTTGGATCTCATTGAGGACTCCTGATGCCGCGCCAGATCACCTTTGACCTGCAAATCGATTGGGGGCTGGACGGCTCCTATCAGGATGAGACCAGCCGCCTGGTGGCAGCCAACGGCACGGTACGGCTGGCAGCACCGGAGAGCGGCATCACCAGCCCGCGCGGGACGGTCGATCAGTGTACGTTGACGCTCAACAACGTCGATGGCCGTTTCAGCCCATTGGTGACGACCAGCCCGATTCACAGCTTCATCGGCGGCGGCGGGGCCTATCATAGCCCGTTCTATCTACGCGTGAGTGTGGACGGCGGCGCAACCTATTCCCGCGTCTTTACCGGCGTGCTCAAAATCCCGCGCGAAGGGCCGCCGTATCCGGGCGTGGCGGCGACGGTGCAGATCGACTGTCGCAGCCGTGACGAGATTTTGCTCAACCAACGCTTTAGTACGGCCATCGATGCCTTCCGCAACCTGCACGATACGTCGGCGACCGAGAACGCCATCATCAGCACGTGGCTGACGCAGGCGGGGATCGCCAGCGGCGAAACGGCGATTGATGCCGGGCTGTTTGTGATGCCGTGGGCGTGGATGGATGACGAGTCGCCGCTTGAGGATATTTGGCAAGTGGCGAGCGCAGCCGGCGGCCGCTTTTACTGCGACCAGGATGGCGTGTATCGGTATGAGAACATGACGCATTGGCTCTTCCCGCCGCATACGGTTAGCCAGGAAACGCTGGATAAGACGAGCTACAGCCAGATGGAAGGGCCGAGCTATGACGACAATGAGCTATACAACGCCGTGACGGTGGTGGCGTCGCCGCGTGACTTTATGCCCGTGGGTACGGTGTGGACGGCGGGCGCCATCGTGACGGTGCCGGCGGGCGGCGTGACCAAGATGACGGCCAAAATGCGCCAACCGGCTTACAACCTGACGGCGGTCAGCTACACGGCCACAAGCGGAGGCGGGCGCAATATGGCAAGCGCCATCAGCGTCGCCACGTTGCAGTATGCCCAACGCTGCGAGTTGACCATCACCAACAGCGACCCGACCTATGCCGCCGAATTGCTCGATTTGGCCTTGACGGGGATTGCCGTCAACGGCGCGCCGACCGTGGAGGAAACGCGCACCAGCAGCAACGCCTTTTGGACGACCTTCGCCAGCGCCCGGCCGGGGCGCACGCGCTTGCTACGTGGATCTACCTACATCCAGAGCCAGCCACAGGCGGCAGCCTTGTGCGAATTTTTGCGCGACCGCTACCAACTGCCGCGCCTGAGCTGGGTGCTACGCAATGCGCCCGGCGACCCTACGCGGCGGCTGGGCAACCGCGTGACGGTGGGCAACGCCGACGCCATGAGCGCCAACCGCGACGCCTTTATCACCGGCATGATTTGGCGGCTGGGCAATCACGGCTTCGTGCAGGATTTGGAGCTGATCGACGCCGGTTCCGCCAGTGATGGCACGGGGCTGTATCAGAGCGATGCCTATTTTGTGCTGGGTGCTTCGACCCTCGGCGCAAGTGGCGGCAGCACAGCGCCCATTTTCTATTAGGGGAACTCATGCCATACA